CTTCCCCCCCTATTAGTCTAAATCGATATCTTCGCCATTAGCTAATTTACCGAGTAAAACAGCTATATCACCATCAGAATATTTTGGGTCTTTATATTTATTTAATGCTTTGTTATAAGCATCTGTATATTCTTGTGAGTGGGAGGCTTTTTTAATCTTAAGTTTTGATTTTGGTTTTGGTGGATTTTTCTTTAAACGTTCTTCATGCTCTTTTCTTAATAAATCAAAGATTTCTTCCATTGGTTTATCAAGCCATTCAGGATGGTCATCTTCAAGAATTAAGCCACCAATTACACGACCATTTAAAGTCATTGTTCTAACAACTTCTTTATCGTGGTCATCATAGCCCTCTCTTGAAAGGTCCCAGTCCATCGCGAAGTTCGCCATTTGGTGAATTGATGATTTTCTATAGGTTCTTTCAAAGTCTGGGTCTGTAGCTTTTAAGTGGTCATATAAACGACGTTCATGCATTAATAAGAAGTGCAATAATTCGTGTCTAACAACAACACTTAATTGACTGAATGTTTTTTCATCAGCCAAGAATGCTGGATTAATAACAATTTCTCCAGTTTGTGGGAACATGGCTGCTACTTCAATATAGTGGCCATGATACATTTCTGTAACAACAAAGTCAAACTCTTTTAAACGTCTAGCATAAGTACCATAGCCTTCATCAATAAGCATTGCGATGACTTTTTCTTTAACTAAGCGATCTCTGGAGTCCATCTTTTCTGTTAAAGTAACTTTTGCAACCTTTACTTTTTTCATGATTTATCCCTCCGTGTTATTTAATATTATAGACTATCACGGAAATCATTTAATAAGTCTGTTACTTGTGCAGCAGCTTTTGCGCTTCTGTTTGGGTCAACTGGTTTTGTAAAGATATTATTACCAGTAGTTACCTTATCAGTATATGTAGCTAAAATATTTTTAATCATTTGAACCTTTGAGTCTTGTAAACCGGAGTCTGCAACACATTCAAGGTAATCAGCTTTTTTACCATTGCTTAATAATAAGATACTTAAGAATGTTCTGTAATTTAAGTAGTTGCCAATTCTTCTGGCATCTAAGAAAATTCTTCTTACATCATCTGCATCATCGAATGCAAAGCTCTTATCTAATAATAATTTTTCAGCAATAGCATATTGTCCAGCATAAATTTCTTTTTCAGCTGGGTCTAAATATGGGTTATTCTCAATGGCTGTATAAACAGTCTTTAAGTGCATTAAGAATTCTTTAACATCAGGTCCTTGTTCAATAACTTGTGGGTTTCTTGAAATCATGGCTGGGTCTAATGGCTCATTATCTGGGAAGACATCATCAGCTGGGTTAATGGCAATAACAGAGAATAATAAGTTATCAAATGTTTTCATATTTGAAACTTTGCCAGTCTTTGGGTCTTCTTTAGTAATTGGTAATTTGTGGTTATTAATTAATGTTAATAAAGAACCACGAACACGTCCATTAGAACGGTTAAGCTCATCAAGGAATAAAACCGTATTAGCACGGTCTAAATCATCCCAATATCTTGATGCGATAGGCATTTGTTTCCATTCACCAGATTCAGCATCTTGTTTTGGATATGGAATACCACCAACAGTAGCAGCATCTAAGTTCTTAGTGTCACATTCTTTCATATTAAGGTGGTGTTCATCACAGAAGCTTTGAACAATAGCAGTTTTACCAAAACCTGCTAAACCATAAATAAGAACGTTTGGATAATCGCTTGTAATACCATTTTTACGGTTTCTAAGAGCAGCATCTAAGGCTCTTTGTAAAACTCTTTTGATTTTACCAGGTTTTGCAGTTCCATAAGGATTTACGATTAAATCTGCAACTTCCCAAACTCTTTCTGCTTCAGTTTCAATAGCATCTTCTTGATGGCTATCAGCAACAACAGGAGTACCAGTAGCATCTTCAACGCTATCAGTAATTTCTTGTGCAATATCATCTACAGATTTATCATCAACAGGTACTTCTTCCTCGGCAGCTTCTGTTAATGCTTTGACATTTACGTCTTCAACTAATTTTTTAATTTTCATAGTAATGTTCTCCTAAAATTATCTCATGAAGGCATTTAAAGCATTCCAAGCTTCTGCCATTTCTTTATTGTAGTCTTCTTCTGATTTATAAGCAACCCCGCATTCTTCAAGGTCTTCGTGAAGTTTAACAGCTTTGATAAATGCTTTACCACAGTTAGTTTCAACTTCAAAATATCCATTAGGGTCAGTTTGAACTTTCTTAACGGATAAACCTGTTACTGTATTTGTTGGCATAACTGTTTCACAAGCAGTTTTGAAGGCTTCGGCTTGATTTGGATCTTCAAAGAATAAGATACAATCATTATAGCCTTGACCTGAATTGAATTTAACTTTTAATGGAGATGGTTGGTCTTGTGGGCTAACGTGAATTCTTGGTTTAGTTTTAGCTGGGCCAGAAGTCCATTCACCACAAACCCAATAAGCATATTTGCTATTGAATAAAACTTTTTGCTTTGTAGTTAATCCACCAGCATTTGATAAATATAATGTATGTCCTGAACCAGTTTGGCCAGCAGCAGAAGAACCAGAACCACTATTAATTCCAGAAACTTTAACAGTATCTGGACTTTGTGTTGTAAAACATCTAAAGTTCCAAAGGGCTCTGCCTAATTTGGTTCTCATAAAATAATCTAATTCTTGTTTTGTATGTGTGCTGTCATCCCAGAAAATTGTGCACTTTTGGCACATATTTGCTAAGATGCTGCAAATATCAGCTTCTTTAAGCTTATAAGTTTCTTTAACCTCAACTGTAAGGTCTTCATAGTATTCAGCACTTGCTAATGTTGCAATAGCACCGTCTAAGGTACCATTAACATCTCAAACATTATTAATAAGTGCATCTAAGATTGTTTTGCAATTTCTTACGATAACATCTTTATCATAATATTTGATATAATCAGCATTGCCGTTTTGAGCTGCTGGGAAGAATACGTGTTTAAGCCAATGATTTCCACGGACAAGCTCTTCAGGTGTTAAAAATGTTTTTGCCATCTTCGATTTTTCTCCTTTAAATCATTTAATTTAGCTAATGTTTTAGTGGATTTTTAGTGAAATTTTTGCTTTTTTAGTGAGTTTCTAGTGAAAAATAAAACGTGGCCAGTGAGTGGTCACGTCTTGATAATTTTAATTAATGTTTATGATACCATTGCATTTTGGATAGTTGGTACAACCGTAGAATAACTTTCCAAATCTGCTTCTTCTAATTGTCATTGGCGCGCCACATTTTGGGCAAACCTTTGCTTCAGCCTGAGCTGGGTCAGCTTGTATTTCTTTGTTAGACTTAATTGTATCTTCAAGATTATTATAGAAATCCTTTAAGAAGTCTAATTTTTTCTTTTTACCAGAAGCAATAAGGTCCAAATCTTTTTCCATATTACTTGTATAATCTAAGTTAATTACATTGCTGAATGCTCTATCTAAAAAGCTTGCTAATTGCATGCCGCGTTCAGTCGGAACGATGGCTTTATTTTCTAGCTCTGCATAGCCTCTTGTATCGCTTAAAACAGTTTCAACAATAGTAGCATAAGTTGAAGGTCTTCCTAAACCTCTTTTTTGAAGCTCTTTAATTAAAGTTGCTTCAGTATATCTTGGTTTTGGTTTGGTTTCTTTTTTAACATCTGTTAATTCACAATTTTTAAGCTCTTCGCCCTTTTTGAATGTTTCTTTAACAACAATGCCATCATCTTCATCTTTATAGCTATAAACTTCTCTATAGCCCATTTGGGTAACTTCATTTGAGACTAATAAGAATTTTTCGCCAGTATTATCGATTAAATAAGCTGTTTCAGATATCTTTGCGTTTGGTAATGCTGCCGCAATTGTTCTTTGCCAGATTAATTTATAAACTTTTTGATTTAATAGATTTGCATCCATTTTATTATAAATATCTGGAGTAACTGATGGGTCAGTTATACGTAAACATTCATGGCCTTCTTGGGCATTTTCCTGTTTCTTACCAACACGAGGTTTTGTCCAAGACTTTTTGCCATAGGTGTTTTCGATATATGATTGAAGAGCTGGGATGAATTCTGGGGCGAATTCGGTATCGTCTGTTCTCATATAAGTAATGAAGCCACCTTCAAATAGCTTTTGAGCAACAGCCATAGCATCTTTGACTTTTAAATTTAATTTATTTGAAGCCTCTTGTTGGAACGTAGCTGTGCAAAATGGAGGTTTTGGTGCTTCTTCTTTTACTTTTTGTTGAATGTCTTCAATAGTATATTTGCCTTTACAAGTCTTAATTACCTTATCAACTTCGGCTTGTGTTTTAAGATGATCGATAGCTCCAATTGTATCATTACCTACATATTTAGCTTTGAAGTCTGTCTTGTTCTTTGTAAAGCTTAAATAGATATCAAAGTAAGTTTCTGGAACGAATGCTTGTATTTCTTTTTCTCTATCGACTACGAGCTTTAATCCAACTGATTGAACTCTGCCAACAGATTTAGCTCCAACATAAGTTTTAGCAATTGGGCTTAATCTAAAGCCAATCATCTTATCTAATGTCATTCTGGCTAAACCAGCATCAACAAGATTGTCATCCATTGGAATTGGGTTCTCAATAGCATGAACTACTGCCTTTGGAGTAATTTCATGGGTAACTGCTCTTCTATATTTTGTCTTTGGAAGTTTAAGAAATTTAACTAAGCTCCAAGAAATAACATATCCTTCTCTATCAGGGTCAGTCATTAAATAAACTAAATCTGCAGCTTTTACTGCATCTTTTAGCTTTTGTACGACCTGATATTTATCCTCAGAAACTTGTAAATTTAAATCAAAGTCTTTATTTGGGTCAACGCCAGAGTTGCAGTATGTTCCACCATTAGCTAAATGCATAATATGGCCGACGCTAGCTACAACATTTACATTATAACCGGCTTTTTTTAAGTAGTCTCTGATGTGGGCACATTTGTTAGGAGATTCAACAATTACTAATATTTTCTTGCTTTTTAAATCTTCTGCCATAATTTACCTCAATGATGATAATTATTTTGCGACTTTATCTGTAGTATCTTTGGAAGGGCTTTGTAATTTCTCTTCTAAAATTTGACGAATAAGCGCTGAGATGGTAACATCTCTCTTAAAAGCTTCTACTCTTAATGCTTCACGTAAGGAGCCAGAAATTTCTAAACTGATCATTCTTTTGTTGTCTTGCATACTGTTCTCCTATCTTTTCTTAGCTGCTTCATAAATAAACGCAACAGCTGTATTTCCTTTGTTTACAACACGTCTTGTGTTGAATTCGATGGTGTCATCTGTATCTGCACGATAGATAGCAAGAATTTTTCTGCTCTTGAATTCGATCGCATAGATATCGCCATTTGGCTTGTGGCGTAATATACCAATAATTTGTCTGGTATCGAAGTCTCTAATATACTCTTCTGTTTCTCTTGGCATATTATTTCTTCCCCCTCTTACCTTTATATTTACGGCTCTTATTCGCAACACGAATAAGCTGAGCTCTATTTGCTGCGTTGACTGCTTGTTCATTCTTTTTAATAGATAAAGCAGCAACAGCTTGGGCTTTTTGTGAAATACCATTTGCAACGATATTAGCACGGCCGTTAATTACATTTTCAGCAAAACGAAGTGAATTATATTGCTTTTCCATTTCTGGGTTACTGCTAATGCTTGCCTTCATAGACTCCATTTTAGTAGCAACATATTTTTTATAGAATTCACTTAGTTCTTGTATCTCTTCTTCTGTGCAATCAGCCAATGAACCATCAGTTTCAACATCTGAAACAAGACCAAGTTCTGACGGAAGAATACCATCTAATAATTGGCAATGTTGATCAAATATTCTGGCTGCAGCACCAAGAAGCTTATTTTCTTCATACTTGAATTCTTCTGTATAGTATACAACTGTAATCTCTTCTGGTCTGATAATTAAAATCTCTTTACCAGGCATACTGATAAATGTTTCAGGTCTAATTACATAGTTGGCCTTTTTGATTACAATTGGGTTAATGAATGTTTTAATTGCATCATTGAATCTAATGCAGAATATTCTTGCATCAATTCCAATTTGAGGTGCAGCGAGAGCAATTATATTTTTGTCTGCTTCCATGACCTCTTTGATTTCTTTAATTATATTAAGGCCTTCTTCTTTTTCAACGCCTTTATCTGTTAAAAATTTTAATGGAGAAGTGCCTGTTGTTAAAGCTTCTCATGAAGTTACTATTTCTTTCATCTAAAATTCTCCTGCTATAATACTATACAATATTTTTAATAATTTAATAATTTATTAAATTTTTGAGCTAAAAAATTAAGGCAGATATTGTATATTACCTGCCTAGTTTTCTTCTTTAAGTTTTTTAAGCTCGGCTCTGAATGCATCTAACGCACTCTTATTTTCATCGACAACTGAATCAATATCAGCTTTTCTATTTTTAAACTCTTCAACGAGTTTTTTATTTGCTTTGTTATATTTAGCCTTCTTAGATTTTCTGTTTGGCATTTCAAGAAGATACATAATATAAGTAAGTCTATCATAATTTAGCTGTAGGGCTTGAACTTCTTCTAAAGCTGCTTGCATTTTGTCTTCTGTGATAAATCCGTTTCGCAATGCTTCTTCAAAGTCAGCTAAATCGGCTTTCATCTCAAGTATTTGAGCTTGCATTGTGAAATAATAATCTCTAACATCTTTTACTGCCATAAACAAATCCTTTCTAATCTATTGTGGCTTTATAATTATCAATAGTAGGAATAGCTTTAAGAGCTTCTTCAACTAATATTGTCTCTGCCTCATAAATAGCTTTGTCTGGGCTATTTATGAACATTGTGATTTCTCGTTCAATTGTAGGTTCTTTATAATTAAATGACTTAACATCTAGGGCATAGCCATTTGGTAATTCAGAGATATCTGGTACCAATGGTCCCCATTTGATAATTGTAGTTCTGCCCATTACTGTTGCAACAATCATATAGTAATCACCAGGAAGCGTTACACGATTGTCCCTAAATGAACCATGGCACATGATTGCGCAGTTCCCTGGATCATCTATTTGTAATGTTGCATCATAGGTTCTTTGTGCCTTATAATCAACTATCATTATTAAGCCCTTTCGGAAATCTTAACGTAATATTTTCCGCTCTTGAAATCAGCAAATAAGAAGATATCATAGATAACGTCCTCAAGTTCGATTTCAAAATAATTTGTAATTTTCGTGGTATTATCGCTAGTGTTTTTTGCAAAATCAGGATATTCTGTGTTAATAGCATTTTTATCTAATTTTGTATACATTCTAGCATAATCATTGCTATCCTTTAATGGGATAACATAGAAGTGATTATCATAATGACCGGTTTCGGTAATACCAAGTTTTTTAAGAATATCTTTAATATTAGTCATCATCTTCGGCGTCCTCCAAAACAACTGCTTCAGCTTGTTGTTCTTCTTCAAGAGTTTCTTGTGAAATTACATCAACAACCTCTTTTGGTTGCTCTTGCGTAATGCTGCTTAAAAGGCTCATAACGGCATTTTTAACACGTTCTCTTGAATCTCTATTAAGACCTTGTAAATTGTCTCCCACATTGACCGTATTGGTTTGTTGGTTGATTTGGATTAATGGAGTTTCATTAATACCAGCAATTTGCTTTTGTCCACGTTCAATAATATCTTGAGTTAATTTCAAGGCTTGCATTAAGTCTTGGTTTGAAATCTCATCTGGACGTTCATGGATACGCTTAGCAAGTTGGGATACTAAATCATCTTGTAATCCATTTAGCTTATCCATTCTAACCATCGTTTTCTTGTTTTGGTTAATATTAAATAAATAAGTTAAGTCTTTTGTTTTTTCTACGTCGGTCTCAGCAATAATCTGATTGATTAATGCCAATGACTCTTTATTTAAGTCTGCAGTATTTAGTTCAATTAGCGCCCCAGACTCAGATGAAGTTTCATCTTCGGCGCTATTTTCAGTTTGTTCTTTAACTTCATCTTCTAGCATCTTACATTACCTCTTCGCAAATACTTAGTAGTTTTTCAGCTAGAGCTTCTTCTAAGGCAAGCTCTAATGGGTCTACTTTAGAATTTAGACTATCTTTTATAGCTGTTTTTAAATCTTTGCTTGGAACGAATTTGCATTGCATGTCTATTAAGTTAACACTTAATGTGCCAATTCCTATATTGATAATAACAGTTTGATCACCATTATCACGGGCATCACAGATGATACTTCCGATACATAAATTGGCTTTTGAAATAAGTTCAGTGGTAACTTTACTTGGAAGCTTTAAGAGCACTCCAATATCATTAATTACGTTTACTTGTCCTGTTGCCATAACGTTCTCCTTAGTTATCTATTTTTTTCAAGACAGCCATTGGGTCTTTGCCATAAAGCTGCCATAAACTTTTATGAATTTCTTTAACATAAGCTTCATAAGACTTATCTAATTTATGTTGTATGCAGTGAGCCATGATTTGGCTTCTTGGATACCTGTTTGCAAAAATGTCATGAATGAAGATTAACCTTGTTTCAAAAGTTCTTTCTTCTTCTGGAAACTTCTCTATCTTAACCATTCTTTTGAAGTTGTCCTCTATCAATATTATATTGACTCATAATAGGTAAAATCTTTAAATAGATATCTGTAACCTTATCTCTTTGCTTTGGAGTCAAATCACCAAGATTTGCTTGCGCCTCAGTAAGAGACTTTCCGTCAACATTTACATATTGGTATAATAGTAATGCGCTTGACATTAATGCAAATTCTTCTTCAGTTGGAATCTTAATTGTTCTTCCTGCGAAATATGTAAGAAGTCTTGTTAAGTTATTTCCATCTAGTAAATAGCACAATTCACTTAATACTGCATATTCTGGAACATCTTGTAACTTATATAAGATAAATAAGATTAATGAGTAGATGTCAGAGAGATGTAATGAATTTAAATTTGCTTTAATACTAGTCCTCATAGTTATCACGGTCCTCTGTTGAATTTTGTAGCATTTTATCTACGAGAGCATCATCGATATCTGTTGCTCTGTGACATTCCATAATTTCATTTTGAACTTCTGTATATAGCTCTTTTAATAAAATTCTAACATAAGTTGACATTGACTTTGGTAATTTCCATAAGATAATTGTAGGAATTTCGGAGTCAAGTTTTTTTCTAGTCTTCAATGAATGAAGAGCATTGAGCATTAAAGAAATTTTTAACTTTTTATGATCTGTTGAGTTTGGGCTAAATGGTGATTTCTTTAAGACATTATCTACAAGACTACCAACATTTTTAAATGAGTCTTTAATATAAGCCATAAATTGTTCATTTACGCCCTGTGAAGCTTTAGCTTCTGAACGCATTTGTTCTCTGAAGTTATAAGCATCGAATTTTTTAGAAGTGAATTCTTCTGAGATAATTTCTCTGAAGGTCTCATTTTGGTATTCGATTTTCATCGGATACATAAGAGCCTTCATATAGTTCAAGCACGACTTAATTGGTCGAATTTCCTTACCTTTAATGACCTTGCCTTGGTTTCATTGATTTTTCCTTAATGCAAAGTATAATCTATTTGCAGCATAGAATGCATAAGGGTCATAATCCTGGAAGTTATTGAACATACACTTTTTAATTGCCAAAGCCTTAACGACTAATCATAGGTAATTGTAAACTGTATTTTCAATATCAGGATGTTCACCAGGGTTTACAATGTTTTTGATGTTTTCGTCAATATAAATACATAGGTCAGTGTATTTAAGATTGGGATCCTTTTTTCATTGCATACGCCTTCTCCTTTATATAATCTCGCTGATACCATCAGCGTTCTTAACAACTTGTAATTCTGAGTCAATTGGTAATTCTAATTCTGCGGCATGGTGAGAAACAACGAATACTGACTCAATGGTATTTAGTTCTTTCTCTAAAAGCTTCATGACTGATGCGCAGCTTTGCTTATCTAAGAAGTCTGTGATTTCATCTAAGACTAAGATATTTGAGCTTGCATTCAAGTATGTATTTAACATATCTCTAATTGCGAATTGAAGAATTAGGTCAACTCTTTGTTTTTCACCGCCAGATAGGTTATCAAACATTTTGCCACAGTAGGAAATGTCTAATGCATTACCGTCTAAATAAACATTTAGGTCTCTGGTTTCAAAAACTGTTTCACAATAGTCTTTAGCTTTTTTATTAATATAATTGATTATGTTCTCAAGCAAGAAACCACGAAAATCCCTTTTGATGAGGGTTTCCATTTTTTTAACGACTGCTTGATGTCCTAATAAATCAGTTTTATTGTCATCAGTAATTCTGACTAAATTTGAACGTTGTGCAATGGAAGCCTCTAAAGCTTGAATATTTTCTTCTAATGTCTTGGTATATTTATCCCAATTAGTTTTATCAAATACAAGCTTATTGTATCTTTCTTTTTCAGTTGTTAGACTTTGTGAATCATCATTTAATTCATTGATAATTTCATCACGTTCTTTTTTAAGTCTAGCAATGGTTGTATTTAATTCAGCTTCCTTATCTGCTGTTTGCTTATTAACTTCTTCTTTATATTGAGTATTCTTAGTCTCAATTTCAACAATTCTTGCTTCAAGTGGTTTTAAGCTTTCAGTTAATGTCTTAATTTGTTTTTCTTGTTCTGAAGTATCTGGCTTATGAACACCTTGAAGTTTTTGTCCACAAGTTGGGCATACGTCTTTAATATTTTTTATTCTAGTTATTTCAGCTGTTAAACTTCTAATCGTGGTTTCAGCCGTAAGTTTTTCTTGCTTAACTGGATTGATCGCTGCTTGATAGTTTTCAAGTAAGGTTGCTAATGTTTCACTTTTTTGCTTTGTTATATTAAGCAATTCTGAATTGGCAGTTTCAATCTCTTTGTCTTTAGTTTTTTTAGCTTCAGTTAATCGAATAATATCTTTATCGATAGATTTAATTAATTTATCGCTTTCTGCAATATCCTTATCAAAATCTGGACGAATTGCAGTTTTTTGTTCTTCTTTTAATTTGTTTAAGTTATTAGTATCCGTGGTTAATTGATTGTTATTTACTAATAAACTATCTTCACATTCTCTAATCTTTGTATTGAGTTCGGTAAGTCTGTCATTAACTCTTTGACGGATATCTTCAATCATGAAATCAGACTTGGTTAATTTCTCTAATAATTCCTTACGACCACTTGGGCTGAAGGAAGAGAACTTATTTGGCATGCCTTGTCCAATAATAATCGTTGAAGCAATTAAATCTTTGGTGACATCTGGAAGAGCTTCACCTAATTTCTTTTCGGTTTCTCTAAAAGTCTTGCCACCAATGTTTACTCCGTTCTTGATAACAGTTAAATCTGTTTTAGGAGCTACATGTCTTGTTATCTCATAAGTATCTGCATCAAATACAAAAACTAATTTGACATAACAAGTGTCATCATCTTCAACATTAATATTTTTTAAATTAGTATGAAGGCCATTAATAGTTTCTCCAGTAATAGCAAAACAGACAGCGTTCCAAATAAAGCTCTTTCCAGAACCATTTGATAAAGCGTTGTCTTTTTTATAATTATTCTTACCGGAGACCAAACAAAAACCTTTATTATGTAGGTCTACTTCAGCATGGCCATAACTACCAAAATTATGTAAAATGACTTTTTCAAAATTAAGCATTGGCTCTCCAATCTTCTATATTAAGCATTACTAATTGCCAAAAGTTTGTCCAATGATAAGCCTTTTCTTTATCATAGGCTTCTTGGATTTTTTCTTTTTCTTGATCTGCTAATGCGTCGAGAATTTCACCAGTTGGCTTATAATAATTATTAATACAAGAATTAAATTTTTCATATTCAGCAACAGCTGTAGTAATAGAAGCTGCTTTCATCTTATCATTTTCTGGAGCATCTTCAGACATATTCAAAAGATAATAGTCTCTCATAAACTTCAAAGATGTAATAAAATAATCCAGGACATCGCCTGTTGAACCAATTAAATTATTATGCTTTGTTCAAAGAGACTCAGCATATTGCTTATAAATTTTCTTATAATTATGTTTAAAAGCTTGCATACTTATAATATTATACAATATTTACTCCTTAAATCATTTTTGCTCTACTTGAGTATTTCAGCAAGCTCTGCTTCTAAGATTTCATTATTCTCTAGCTTAGCTCTGCAGCACTCGGCAAATTTAACATATTGGTCTACAGACAAATCCATTACGTCGACGGCAGCTTCGCCAGTCATAAGCTCTTGTTTGATAATAACTCTTGACTCAACAATATTGGTTTGAGCAGCGATTATTTCTTTAGCTTTTTTAAGCAATGAAGCTGAGCATTGAATTGAAACAACAGCATTATTTTTAAGCTTTGTTAATTTGTCTAAATCAGCTTCATTTAAGATGTCTAGTTTATAAAAGTTAAATGCAAATGGATTTTCGATTAAGTCAACTTTTAGCGTGTCTGTATCAATAAGAGCAATATTATGTTTATATCTTGTAGCATCTTCGCCAAAGTCTTTTCCAGTTAAATTGCCAAGATTTAATAGGGTTTTTGTAACTGCTTGACCATTGTGTAAATGTCCATTAATGCAGAAAGTGCAATATTTTTCTATTTCTTTCGGGTCAAACCCTGTCCTAGAAACAACAGGTCCAAGTTGAACTCCTAATAAATCATTATGAGAGAAAAGAATTCTTGGTAAATCTCCCATTGGCTTAAAGTATTCATTAAGTGGTCTTTTTTGACTTTCTACAGTATATGGCAAGAAAGCTAATTCAAACCCAGGTTCCTCAAAAATCTTTGGCTCAGAAATAATAAATCTATCTCTGCCTTCTAAAGCTTTTGCAGAGCTGAAATGTAAATCATTTTCTTCACTTTCATGATTACCAACTAAAAAATAATGTGCACACATAGGAGCCCATTTAATATCTCTTAATGCAGTAAGCTCTTGGTCTGTTAATTGTGCTTTATCAAAAAAGTCACCGGCACAGACAACATATTGACAGCCTTTTTCATGAGCTAAGTTTTCTGCCCAGTTAATAGAAGCTATTTGATTTTCTAATCTTAAAGAATATTTTGTGCCAAGCTTATTGATAATAGAAGTCTTTTCACAAAAATGATTATCGGTGTAAACTAATATACGCATAAAATCTCCTTTATATTATACAATAAAAAGGAAGCAAATGATGACTGCTTCCTTTTATCCTTTCAAATGACTATTTATTAGTCAAGATACATAGCTGCAAGATCAGCCATCTTCGTAAGAGTTACAAGTGGGTAACTTCTTAGAATATCATGAATATCTCCAGCATAGCTATCTTTTGTATCAGCTTGAGTGATTGCCTCAATTTGTTCATCTGTGAAATCGATGAAGTGTTTAGCAATCATATATGAGCTGAAGTTTAAGTCGCCGAATGTTGGACGGACTTCCTTATATTTGAAGCCTTGAACTTCTTCCCATTTTCCGGTGGTTTCGTTCTTGACATTTTTAGTGCCTGCTTCAAACATTTCAGCTCTATAAATATCTTTGAATAATGCTACTTTGATAACATCAGTTTCTGTATATTTTCCTGGACAATAAGCATTGACCAATTGAGCTAACTCATAATATAAGTCTAATGCATATTGACATAAACCGCCAGCATATGGTTTGAAGAATTGCATGGTTACCGGTTTATTGAAATAATCAACAGCATCTAAATATCTTGATAAATCAGTTAAATCAATATTTAGCTTTGCTAACAATTCAAAGAATTGCATTTTATTATTATAAATTTGGTCACTTGTTAACATAGTTATTTCCCTCCCAATAAGTTATTTCCAACTACAGTTAATAGATGTTTTGTATTGCGTTTTGCGCAAGGTCCAACTACATAGATATTTGATACTTTTGTAGACGCATTTTTGTTATTTACAACAGCGTATCCGTCTTTGTCGATATCAAGCATTTTTACAGAAATTCCAGAAATATCTGGTAAACGTCCATAAGCTCCAACGAGAGCTGAGCAATGAATTGTTGAATATGTGTCTAATGTAACTTCTTGAAGTTTGCCATTTTTATCTCGTCTACAAGATACAATATTGCATCCTGGAAGATGGACGACATTTGGTAAATCATTTAATTTTTTCTTTAATCGTAAATCACAATTAATATCAAACTCGCTGCTACACAAATATACATATTTGAACTTTTTAGAAAGCTCAATAGAATATTTAACTGCATCAGCAGTTCCGCCATTAACAACTACTTGGCTATTCTTAGATACTTCAGGAATATCAATTGGCTTATAAACAATTCCTGGAATTGCATTATTCTTAATTGGCTTTGATCCTGTTGCGATAACAGCAGCTTTGCCATAAAGAGCAGATTTGTCTTTTAAGGTAAATCCAATAACTCCATGATAATAAGAAGAATAAACGGATTCACCTACAATTTGAACAGTAGCTGTTAGTTTGTTTTTTGGCGTCAAATACTTAAATGACTTACTGACAAGGGCTACTTTTAAGTCTGGATTTTCAGCATTAAGGTATTCACATAAAGCAATACCTTCTACAGAAGCTCCTATAACAATAACGTCATATAATTCTTTTTGGTGCATAAAAACTCCTAATATATTATACAACCTATCTGGATTGTTTTTTAATGTAATCTTCTAAAACGATGCCATGATTTGCAAGGCCTTGCCACTCAGATGCATGCTCGAATGACTTATTAGTTTTGGTCCATAAAGAGTGGTATGGACATAAGTTTTTGCCTTCTCTTGGCTGGTTTGGATTTGTGGCACAGAATTCACACCAGTGACATAATGGAGTAGGATTTGGTTCGAATTCTCCAGAGTCAATAGCATCAAGTAATTCGCCTAATTTCTTAAGTCCACGTGTCATATAACCTTTGGTTCCGGCATCTTGAATAACATCGCAGAATGGAAGGTCATATCCACAAGATACTTGGTCGCCGGTTACTCCAAACATATTTTTGATAGCTTCTGTATAAACTACAAATTGAAGTGGAGTAGCTAAGTCTTCTTTAGCAACTTCAACAGGATATGTTTTTACGTCATGACAGATGTAATTTCCTGTTGCAGTATCTTTTAATAAACGGTCAATTTTTCCAGTAAATGTCTTGTTATGAATTGTAACGCTGAATGGAACTTCGGCACCCACAATTTCATAAGTTGGATGGTCAAGCATAAAGCGTTCTAAACGTTTAATGCTTTCATCTAAATAATGATAGATTTTCTCTTTATAGTATCTATCTGCTTTGTCTGGTTCGCAGAAGTCTTTTGGAAATTTATGTTCAATTTTCATCGTCTCCAAAATAATATGATTTTTGAGACGAACATAATCAATGACTTTGCCTTCTTTGATGGCATTTGCAATGTCTTCTTCGGCAGCATGGATCATGGTTCCAACGTCTAATGCAATACCTGGAGTATTGATATAATGCCCATCGACATATTTTAATTTAAACTTAAAAGGACACTGTTTATAACAGTCAACTTTTGAGTATGAATATCGATTATTATTTGCCATATTTTTCTCCTATGCAATTAAATGTGTGATTAGATAATCTAGCTTTGCATCTTTAGACATGTCCAATAAGCCAGATTTAAGTTTTAAGTCAATTTCAGACAAGAAGCTAATTAAATATTGTAAATAGCCTTGCGGATAATGAGCATATTCTCTAGCAAAGAAATTAAATTGTTTATCAGAACAGCCTATATCTGCAGCAGTTAATCCTTGTCTTTGATAAACTGCCAATAAGATTTGTTTGGCTTTTGTTAATAAATTATTTACAATTCCCATGAATTCTACATCGGCTGAATCTCTATGAAGCAATAATTCTAATAATGCTGCTTTATCGCCTTTTAAGATAGCATCAGTTACCTTAAAGGTGTTAGTATAGAATAAGTCTGACCCTGGTTCATATTTAAGTGCCTCAATGGCAAGCTTTTGTTCAACCGGCGGGAATGACGTGATTTTATCAAGCTCATTTATAATTCTATGAATATTTCCTTGAGCAGCCGTATAAAGCCAATCAATATCATATTTATCCATATGAGGAGCTAGAAGCTTCATATAGTCCTTAATTTGCCATTCAAGTAATCTTGGAAGTTCAATAATATAGTCTTCAACTTTTGATTTAATCTTCTTATCTACTTTATCACAAACTACAATAGTATCTGTAAGCTCAGAATAGTCATCTAAATACTCATCAAATACTTCGACATCTAATACCTTTAAAGTGTCTGAATAATCCATTACGAAGCCAATAGCAGTATCTTCTTCTGTAAGGCTACTTATGTTGCTTCTAATAAGATTATTGACATCACAGATAGCTTGGATATACTGTTTGGTTAAGAAGTTTTCTGGGTCACGAATGAATATAATTAATTCATGTGGAGCAACGCCAGCTTCAATACATTTCTTTAATTCTTCAAGTTTCATACTAGCGTGACATCTCCCATAAATTTGATAAAAAACTTAATAAATAGCTTTCTTTTGCTACAGATTTATTAATTCTCTTAGATTGTTGTTCAACTAAATATAAATAAAGTTTGAATGCGAATTCATCATTGTTTTCTTTATAGTGTTTAAATGCAACATAAGCTAACATTTTAAAGAAAAGCTCGAAATCAATTTTCTCATAATTATCCTTGCAATTAATCTTTGTACTAATCTTAATGATATTTGGAAACGTTGCAGCTTTGGCTTTTGTAACAATAGTTTCACAAAGGTCATAAGCAGGCTTCAAACTTTCGGCATTAATTTCAAGCAATTGACCAGGTGTTGGACAAAGCTCATAAATTAACTCATCATCAGTTTTGAGCATCCAAGAAAGCTCTTGTAGTTGCTCTTTTGTATATTTTTCAAATCTGAATTTTTTACAACGATTAAGAATAGTTGGTAAAACTCCGATTTCTGATTCAGCTGTTACAACAACAAACATATTTGAAGACGGTTCTTCAATAAATTTCAAAAACCTATTTTGATGCTTTTCATCAATATCCGTAAGACAGATAATATACATCTTTGGGATAGGACATTGATAATATTCCATGAGTTTTTCTGTTGGGGTATCAGCATAAATACACTCTCGATCTAAACCAAGAGACTCTGCTAAACGTGCAGCTATCCAACCCTTGCCACAGCCAGAAGGTCCTAAAAAGAACATTGCTTTTGGCAAAGTCTGAAGAGTATAGCTCTCCAACGTTTTAACTAATTTTTCTTGTCCGATAACAGCATCCATTATCTGCAAACCCTCAATAAGAATGCTTCAATAGTAGATTTATAAGAAGCATCATATTTAATTTCAAGTTTAAGTCTAAGTAAAACGTCAACTAAGTTTTTAAACCAGGTCAAATTGTCCTCAATATTAATTGTTTGTTGGACAACTGGGTTTTCTGTAGTTGCTAAATATTCAGGAATTGAAGTTAATTGCACATTTTTGAATAAAATATACTTAGTTAAATCTAAAATGAACTCTAAATAGACTTCAATGAAGTTTTTGAGGTCATTGCCATTATTATATAAAGTATCAAGGACTTCTAATACTTTTCCTTCATTCTTATCTTGGAGTGCCCAAGTAAGATTAAACATGTTTTCATAAGAAACACCAGTTAAGACTTGCTTAGCATTAGCTAAAGAAAGGTCTGTAGAAAAATCTGCACATTGGTCTAATTGCATGATAGCATCACGCATACAACCATGAGCTGTTTTACTAATCAAATCACAAGTATTTTCATAATTTGTGAAACCTTCTTGTTTACAAATGTAAAGTAATCTTTCCTTAATTGTATTTGGGTCAATCTTGGTGATATTATATCTTTGTAAACGATTTAAAATAGCTTGTGGAAGCTTATTTGGCTCTGTTGTGCAGAACATAAAAATTGTATATTCTGGTGGTTCTTCAATACCCTTTAAGAAGGCTTTCCAACCATCACTTGTAATAGCATGGCATTCATCGATAATATAAATCTTATATTCACCATCTAATGCTCTTTGAGATGCCATTTCAACGATATGTCTAACATTATCTACACCATTATTTGAAGCTGCATCGATTTCAATCGGATCACCAACACCGCCATTGATTGCCTTAGCAAAGCAACGAGCAAGAGTGGTTTTGCCACAACCGGAATCGCCAGCAAATAAATAAGTATGCTTAAAGGTTCTATTCTTTAAGACATTTTGTAAGATTTTAACTGTAATACTTTGACCGCATACATCTTCAAATGTACTTGGACGATATTTAGTTGCTAATGTTTGACTCATAGTAATCTCCTTAAAGTGTTGCAATTTGGGTTATTTCATCAATTGGTAACCAACCAGACCACATAATAGATAAATCTTGACGATTTTCCATGTCGTAGCCAATACTATCTACATAAATCATTTTACCAGCTGTCTTTGAGACATATATTTTAAGATAACTTGATTTTGGGGATGTAGAATTGTTCCAATTACATGCCAATACTGAAGTTGGATTATTAACCATAATTGCAGGTATTTGAATTAAATACATTTTGCCTAAATCATATTTAGGCTTTGTATATTTAGGAATAATGAAGGTATTTGTGGCTTCATCATAATGATTTAAGTTTGCATAAGCACATTTTGCTAATTGCTGTTTTACATATTCTCGCATAAATACCTCTTTAATATTATACAACAAAGGGCCATTGATTTGGCCCTTAATTTTTAGAATTTTAACTTTATCGTTCGGTTTTATCGTTTAAATATTCTAATAATACTTGGAAGAGATCCTCATCAATAATGTAATGATTTTCTTCTCCGGGGCCGAAGTTGAAGACTAGCGCTGAGTAATGTTTTCCCATAAACGCAGCCTCTTCTCTGTTCTTTTGAAACCAGTCTTTTCTGATTGTAATCGTTTCAGAACTAGTTGTTTTTGTTTTAGCTTCTAACAAGAATTGGTCTGTTAGAACATCACCTTTAGACCAAGCAGTTGCGCCACTATTTGGGGTCCTTTGGCCATTTGTAGCGGCTGCAATTGCTGTTTCTTGTTTCTTACTATAATAACGGGTTGGTTTCTTTCCAGAGCCGTCTTCTTTTACACGTTCTCTAACACCAACTGGCATTATTCAGCACCACCCTCGGTGGTTGGACGTGGATTATCATATTGTGTATCTACAGATGCTTGTTGAGCCGCAATTTCAGCATTGACTCTTTCATCTAATAAATCACCGTATGAGACTGTATCATCTTTTGAGATATATTTGTTTAACATTTCCAAATATTTGTTTTGGAATGGAATATTGCCTTTAATATAAGCAACTAAATCCTTCATATATCCTTTTAAGACTTTGCCTTCTTCATCTGTATAGGCTTCACCAGTTTCTAAGTCAATTAAAGTTCTCCAAGAACCTGACTTTTGAATAAAATTGAAGTTTTCAGCAATTTCAAGAAGGTCATTAATCCAGTCAAGGCCTGTAGCATAACGGAATGTTAGGAATCCGCCGCCACGAGCACAAGAACCACATTTGTTCTTAACAATTTTGAATACTAAACGGAAACCGTCAGCTCCTTCACCAGCATCTTGACCTTGTTTATAATAATTCATATTATCGCCAAGAGTGAATGTTCTAGTACCAAATCTAACGATAATTGATGAATAGAACATTGGAGCCATACCACAAGGCTCTTTATATAATTGAACGCCTGTGAATGTTTTACCACCATCACGAACTTGATTAATCATGATGAAGATATTATTCTTTTGAGCAACCATTTCTGCCATTTTGGCGCAGAATGGATATAAAGGTTTTGCCATTGTAGCTCTCATACCAGCATCTTTTGTTAAGTCACTTTCAAGAACCGCAGATGGGATTAATGCTGGTAAGCTATCAAGAACGATAGCGCCAACATCGTCAGTTTGTTGAATTTCTTCAATCATATCTAAGACTTGTTGACCAGATTGGCCATTTGGGTTGACATAATATAGCTTAGATAAATCTAAACCAGTCATTCTGGCCCAGAATTTAAGGTCTAATGAGTGTTCTGTATCAACGAATACACAAGTCTTGTCTGGGAAAGCTCTTTGATATGCAGCTAATACAACACATGCTGCACCGGTTTTACCTGAATGGAATAAACCTGAGAATTCATATAAACGACCTAAAACTAAGCCGCCGCCTAAAATATAGTCTAAACCAAGAGCGTTGGTTGGAAGTCTATCATAGTTAGGCTTAATATCAGAGATAATCATTAGATTATCATCTTTGAACTCTTTATTAATCTTTTTTGCATAATCTGCTAATGTTCCCATAAAATCTCCTTATTAAAATTCCCAAGTTTTTTTACGTAAAGCTTTGCGACGTCTTTCACTTTTCGCTTTGCTGTTTCTAACTTGCGTTTTCATGGCTGTTCTCATCTTTTGTTGACGAGCTTTGCCAATTGCTTTATAAGCTTTTTGAATTGCCATTATTTATCCTCTGGCCAAGCTGGTCTTGGCGAAGAAACATCAGCACTTACGCCAACGTTCATAAACTTGGTTTCTTGCATTCTGCTCATTAAGATAGACTTAAGGGCATCAACAAGACGATGAAGTTGATCTAACTTAGTTTTAAGTAAGTTAGCAACTAAGTTGTATAAAGTTTCAGAGACTGTTTCTGCAGAAGTAGCAACTAAGGCTAATTTATCTTTGACTGCAGCAGAACCATCCATACCATTAAAGCTAATAGCGAATTGTTCTTTTTGAATAGCTTCTGCTAATTCAGCTTTTAAAGCAGCTTTTTCTTTGGTTTCTGCAATTTCGAAAGCCTTTAATTGTAATTGAAGAATGTAATCTCTGATTTGGTCAATTGATAAAGCGTTAACACGAGAATTGATGGCGCTAACTAATTCATTAATTGGATCAAATAAAGGTTTTAACATTTCATTTGAAATTTCTACGAGGTCTTTATATGTCAATTCGACACGACCTAAAGCATCTTCTAATTTCTTATCCATAATGTTTTTATCCTTTCACTTTATGTAATAAATATGTGTAATCCGTCTCTAAAAATACACGCTTTTTAACAGACGGAAGGTCTATTATATTATACGATTTATCATCAAGCATCTTTAAGCTAATTGACTTCTTTCCATCAGCCTGCATCTTCAATGCTTCGCTGGCATGGCAAGCAATTACCTTGTCGTGTTTGCTGAACCAAACGATAATATATGGTTGGACATCAGTTAGCCCAATATAATCTTTTAATCGAGCTAACTGAGGAATTTTTGCAAAGTTAATTGTGCCTTCTTTAGTCTCTTTACATTCGAGCATCCAAAGTAATCCATTATTAAATCCGAGAAAATCGCAAGGGTTTTGCGAGGTTGTTTTGTATCCGGATACCTGGTCGGGTAATCTATACAAGAAGGTACCTGGAAAACAGGCTTTTCAATCTTGCTTGAATACTGTCTCGAATTTTTTACCTAGATTTGTATTTCCCATACTATTTCTTTGGTCTTGCTTCTGGAATCAAGTTACTGATTGCTCCACGGCTAATAACGATAGAACGCTTATTGCCGCAATTTAATGTAAAGTGCTCATTCTTACAAGAGTCGACGACTAATTTAAGGTCGATGATATTAACAGGCATTTCATATTCGCCATCAACGAAGCTTCCATTTTCAATTGGGACTGTTTCAGTATTACCAGAAGCATCTTTGATAATTAATTCATCTGGATTAACTGTAATGGTCATAGGAATAAAACGCATATTTGGCTTTTCAGCGCTATTCTTAACGAATAAGAGTAATCTGCTAATAGCATCTTTTAATAATGTTGAAGAGATAACTAAATGATGTGGATATGGTTCATTAATAAATCTCTTTGTAGCAGCACAGGGTCCTTGAACCTTGCTGATTAATAAGTCATCACAAGTAATGATGGCAGCAAGATAGACTGTGGCTGTTTCTAAAACCATCTTAGTTCTAGTTGTTCCATTTGATAATGGATCTTGGCCTAAGCTGAAATGCACATCTTCTTTGAAAAGCTTGAATAACTTAACAATACGTTCATTAAGTAATAATTTAACAGGCTTTTCAAGTTTGAAAGCATTTAAGCAGGCACCAGTATTGAAGGTAAAGCAACCTTCTTCATCGATGTAATAGAGCTCAAATAACTCGTTTACATCTGCAACACCCTTGACCTTGGCTAATTCTTTACTATTAACATTTAAGATACTATCAAGAATATCTTTAGAGATATCCATTTCAACAGTCTTATTCATAATAGTGATTGGAGGAAGGGTCATAAGCTTGTCATTGTCATAAATCATGGCAATCTTATAACTGCTCTTACCACTTGTGACAGTAATGGCATTATCTTTAATACCAAGGTTGAAGGTATCGGTTGTTAAACCTGAAATTAGAGATAAGAATAAAGATGCATCAACTGTTGCATGGAATTCTTCCTCTTTCTCAAGTTGGAACTTAATGGAAACGAAGAATTCTTTATTTGTAACGTTTAAATAAAGCTCTGAACCTTTGGTTTTAATCTCTAAGTTTCCAGCATTTTTGTCAAGGCTTGTAGCAACTAAAATCTTATTGGCTACGTCCTGAAATTCTTTTGTCTTAATAAGCATTTTTATTCTCCTTAAAACTCTAATGTTTCTGTATTACCGTGTAATACGTTTAATATGACTTGCTCGTCAAGCTCGACGTGATTCTTGCAGATTTGTTCTGCCGCGATTTGTGCAGGCACGCCTTTCTTTTCAAGCTTTTTATATTCTTCTTTAATTGCTACAGCAGCTTCATCACAATACCAACGGGTAACATTGTATGGGTCACATTTCATTGGGACGTTAATATAAGGTTTGGCTGTATCAATCATGATTTGAGGTAGGCGTTTCTCTACTTCATCTGCATATAATGCAGGGCATTCGACTAATACTTCATCGTGAACCGTAATAATTAAGTGAGCATCAAGTTCATTTAATAATGGGTCACGATCGATATTCAACATAGCAAGCTTTGTTAATGAAGCAGCACCGCCTTGAATACGAGCATTGAAGCATTGTCTTTCAGCTTGGTGAACTTGTCCAGTATGAAGGCTAATAATAACTGATGGATTTGCCTTAAAGGCTTCTTGAACAATCTTATTAGCATCCTTATTTGGAGTGTTCATCTTGATTTTGCTGGCCCAATCAGCTAAAATTGGGTCATTCTTTTCGGTCTTTTCAATGGATTCACAGCCAATAATTGGATTGAAGCCATCAAAGGTTGACTCTTTATATCTGGCTGTTGCCGCTGGGAAATTAATCTCTGGCAAGTGTCTTCTACGACCAGCCCAGTCTTCGACATAACCATTCTTTTTCAAGAATTCTTTAGACTCAGCAATAGTATCTCTAACGCCAGTGAACTTACTGAAGAAGCTTTCAAGAAGAGCTTCACCTTCTTTTTTAGTTTTACCCATACGGGCACCAGCAGTCGCACCAGACATGCCATAAGTTGCCGCTAATTGTAAGGTCTTACCAACCTTACGGCGTTCCTTACCAGCTTTATTCATATTTGTTTTATTACCACAAATAATTTTTTTGCCATCTTCCTCGATTTCTGTTCCCTCAGGATAGAATTCGAGGTTGTCTTCATAATTATTATTGAAGGCAGATTGAGCAATAACTGCATATAGGTCTTTACCTTCAAGATAAGCATTAATCATTGCTTTGTCTTGGGCAACGAAAGCTGTAAGTCTTGGTTCTTGTGCTGAATAGTCTGAACCGATAATTTTATATCTTGTTTGAGCTCTAACTAAGCCGCTGTCATTCAAAGCTATTGAATAAAGCTTTTTAGTTGCATCATATTTTAAATATGCAATATTCGTGACAGTGCCGTCTTCAAAAACGATGACGTCTTCAGGCAATAGGTCTTTGCAGAACTTAAAGCCTTGCGAAGTTTCTAGCTCTGTAATTTCTTTTACATCAACACAAACGCCAGTATCAAATTGAATATTTTCTTCGTCTACTCTTGCTTTAAAAAGCATACGAATTTCTGGGTTGTGTGATGGAATATTTTGAATGTTAATACCAGAAATCTCAACGGCATTATTATTTTCGTCAAGATATTTCCATTTACCGCCAGAAGAATAACGACCTGTATCAGTTCCCATAGAATTTAATCTAAATCTGATACGACCATCAGCCCAGCGTTTGGATAAATCTGGAATAACATCAATATAAGTTGTAATTAATTTAACGATGCCACGACGATCTAATAGTAAGCTACAGATTTTTAAGTCTGGCATCTTTTCATGGATAGCAACTAATTCATCTTCACCCGTTGCTCTTGGCTTATCTTTATTAACCACTGGACATTTAAGAATGTCATAGAATAAAATAGCAAGTTGAACTGGAGAAGCTAAGTTGATTGGGTCAGCTAGTTGTTCTGTCTTAGGCTTTGTCTCTTTATATCTGTTGCCATCTTTATCGATAAGATTATAAGTTTCCTCAATTTTCTCTAAGCTCATCTTAGATTTCTTTGGAACATACATCTTAGTCTTTTCATTAGCTTCTGGAGTAAGTCTCCATTCATCAATACGAGTCTTTAAGCTCTCTAATTCAGCTGCAATAGCTGCATCAATATCAGTTAGTTGTTGATTATATTTTACTTTTAGTCTTTCGCCAAAAGTTTGGTCAATACAAACACCGCGTAATTCCATTTTTGCAGTTGTAGTAACGATTGGCATTTCAATTTCATTGGCTAACCAATTAAGTTTCTTGTTTTCTTCGCCTTCAAAGAATGGTTGTTCCCAAAGATAAATCTTATCTGTCATCATTGAGTCAGTAGCGGCGTATAATGCAAAGATATCTGGGTCTACATAAATGTATGGAACATTCTCAAATAAGCCTTCAATATCATACTTAGCTTGACGTGGATCAATTAAAGTGACATACATATATTTTAAGCTTGTGCGCTTATCACTATAAAGATTTTCATCAATAAGTCTTGCACCGATAATTGTGTCCCAATCTGGTGGAACCTCAATACCGCAAGTGACCTTAATAACTTCAAAGTCGAACTTGCCGTTATGCATGATGATTTTTATTTTTGAGTCTAAAACTCTTTGAAGTTGTTTTCTACAATCTTCTTCTGTTAGTTGCCAAGGCAATCTAATTCCCGTGTTAACATCAACGTGATTTAATGGAATATATGCTTGCTTTTGACCTGGTGTATACAAACAGAGACCAGCCATTTTGCTATTAACTGGGTCTGTTGTGTTATTAGTTTCAGTATCGATGTCAATTCTGCCAGCGGCAATTGCTGCATCGATGTAAGCAGAAAAGTCATCAAGAGTTTTGATGACAACTGTATTAGCTCGTTGTGATCCTAACGTCTTGATGACTCTTTCGTTAATAATCGCAAGACGTTCATGGATCGTGAGCTTTTTGGACTTCAAAAACTTTTCCGGGTCCTCTTCAGCCGCTTTTTCGAGAGCTAATTTCTTAGCTAACTTCTTAACGTCTGCTTTGGTCTTGGTAATATCGATTTCAAAGTCTGTTCCAAAAAGTCCTTCCATAAATGCCTCCAAATGTTTTGATGATTATTTATTTAATTAAAATGAGAAACCGCCGAAGTTTCTAGCTGGGCGAGCTGCTGGGTCAGTAGCAGGAGCTGGTGCTGGTTCTTCAGATGCAGGAGCTTCTGCAGGTGCAGTAGCTGGAGCAGCAGCTGGAGTAACAGCAGGAGCTGGTGTAGCAGCGGCTGGAGTTGCTTTGACTGTAGTAGCTTCAGCAACAGCGGCTGGGGTAGCAGTAGTGCTAACCTTTTCTACTTCTGGGAATGAACCAGTAGCTAAGAATGTTTCGATTTCTTCGAGGGTCTTTTCCCAATAGCTATGCTTATTAATCTTGAAGTTTGCGAATGCGCTGAAATCAGTTGGAACTGTTTCTGGCTTATCGAAAAGTGGGATATAAGCGATAGAATAAGTGGTTTGCATGCTTCCAGAAGCACCATTACGGGTAACTTTGAAGACATGGGCTTTGAGATCACCATAATCTCTTAAAAGATTGGCAATTTCACGGGAGAAGCCAGCTGGACGTTCCCAAATGACTGGGATAGCTTCTGAGAATTGACCGGTTGTAGCATCTTTATAAGAAACTAACATTTGGACGTAAACCTTTTTAGCAGCTTTGCCAATAGAGGTATCGCCATCAGCGACTTTCTTACAAAGTGGGCAGGAATCAGCATAGTTTCCAACAGGATTTAAACAGCTGATTTTCATCCATTTTTGAGCAGCACCTAATTGGTGAACAGTAGCAAATTGAAGTTCATCAAGGGTGGTAACGTTAAGACGGACAAGAGCTTCGTCTTTGTCATTCTTAAGTTTGAAGAAACCGACTTTCACGGCGTTGTTAGCAGGAGCAGATTGAGCTCTGTTAACGACATTTTGGTAATCAGAATAATTGAATTGTGACATGTTTAGTATTTTTCTCCTTTATATTTTGATTGTATCGTGTGATGTCACTCACGTTTATATTATACGACGCTTCACCTTAGGAATTGCTAGCAGACTTCAGCATATCTACTAGTTCTTCCTTAGTTAGGTCGTTAATATCTTTTTTATTGGCAGGAAACTTCGTTTCGATAATCATAATCCTCTTTGTTAGCTTCTCTTTCAAAGTTTTTGTAAAGGATTGTCCTGCAGCATCATTATCGAATGCGGCATAAATAATATTTATGCAAGATTTGTTGATTTGCTCGATTTGATAGTCTGAAATTTTACCAAATGTTGCAATTGTTGGAAACCCATATTCCCATCCGGTTAAGCAATCGAATGGTCCTTCTGTAATCAATACCGTTTGATAATTATTTTTCATAACATAATCTAAACAGTAAACAGGTTTTTCAACATCTTTATCCAAATAGAATGTCTTTGTATCTATAGAACGCTTAGTCAACATTACGAGATTGCCTTTAATATCATAGGCTGGAAAGATAACTTGACGATACTTAGGGTCATATCTTACCTTAAAAAGCTCGCAAATCTCTCGTGAAAGTTTTCTTTTTCCTAAATATGGAGTCCACTTTTGAAATGATTCTAAGATACTTGGATCAATTCTATGGGTTTTCTTTCTTGGCTGGACTATTTTAATATCATCTCCCATGAAAGCTGATTTTTCAACAAGCTCTCCACCGAAAGTTTTTAATAGCCAGTCTTTAGCATAATCTGTAGAAGAGTTAAAGCACTCAGCTACAAATTTTAGGAATGGTCCTTTAGAACCGCAAACAAAGCAGTTAAAATAACCATATGGAATTTTAGAATCACTTCCAATATAGATATTACAAGCAGGCGTTGACTCACGGCCATTATCATGCACCGGACAGGTAACTAATATATTATCTGTCTTTACTTCGATGTCTTTTAATTTGCCATTGTTAAGTGTAAGTCTAAGTCTGTTTAAGATTTCTATGATTGGTTTATCTATAACATAGTTATCTACAATTAACTGCCTCATTTAATCTCCTAAAAAACGTTGTTTCCGGACCCACTGGAGCCCGTTGTTGGTGTTTCATAGTAAGAAGCATCAACCGTAGCTTTTGGGTCAAGGTAGACAAATCTACCATTATTGAAGTCGGCATGATATTCTAGCTTACCAGTGCCGCCATCTCTTGATTTGACAACATTTAAGATGAGCTTATCATCTTTAATTCTTGTCTTTTCCTTTTCATCTTCATACACGATTTTTCTTTCGAGCATGATGATTGTAGTTGCGTCTTGGCCAATACGATCAGCCAAGCCGATTTGTGTAGTATCTTGAGTACCATCTTCATTTTTATCTCTGTTCATTTGAGAAACAGAGATAATTGGGATACGCTTCATAACTTGAAGGTTCTTTACAGCTTTGGAAATGTTTCCAACTCTTTCCCAACCAGCTTTTGCATGGCTAGTATCTTCAAGTAATGAGTATTGGTCGATGAGCATTTCTTCAATGCCTTCTTTTTCAATGAAAGCTTGAATGGCATCGACAGTTGCTGGACCATTAATATCATTAGGTGTAATAACCTTAATGTCTCCTGGACAGTAAGTGTCAATATTCTCTAAATATTGTTTGTATTGACGTTGTGCTGAAGCATCTGTGCCACGGGTAATAACTGTGTTATTAATATTGCCTAATAAGGTATCAATACGATAGAAGACCTTATCAGCGGTCATTTCACCAGAATAGATACCAACCGTTTTTCCTTCTCTTGCTCCAGCTGCAGCCATTGCAAGCAATGTCCAAGTTTTACCTACGCCAGTTCTAGCAGCAATGACCATATTTTCATTTTCAATATCAATGCCGCCAATAATATCATCAAGCTCTTTAAAGCCTGTTGAAATATAATAATTGTCGTGATTTGTTACTCTATCAAGATAACGGTCATAACGGCTTAAATCACCTTTTAAGCTTGTACAAGTCATTGCAGCCTTGACCTTAATGCCATCAGTTGTCTTTTTTAAAACTTCAATAGCAGCATCTACATTATTGGACTCTACAGCACCTTTTGCATTATTGAATCCAGTTGCAATTGCTGCAATAGCATATTCTTTTTGAAGCTGCTCTAATAAATAAGAGTCAGGTTCATTGACTTCTATGATATCCCAATCTGGGAATACATTTAAGAAGGTGAATTTATCAGGAACCACTTGATATTGTTTATAATGGTTCTTAATATAATTAAACTCTGCTTTGTATGTAAAGAAGAAGTCTTCAGATATATTGTTTTTTTCGATTAATGAATAATCTCTTGTTTGTAATACTTTGTTGATAATTTGTACTTGTGCTGACATATTATTCTCCCTCTACTGTGCTCATTAAATCCAGATAACGCTTGTCTTGTCCGTGTAATTCAATATCAATTGACTTATTACAAATTCGACTTGCCAGACGTTCTCCTAATGCATTTGTCAACTCTTTTTTACCAAGATTTGAGGTAAAGATATTACATTTACCATTATTCATACGTGTATTAATCATATTTAATAAGTGATTAAGCTCAAACTCTGTACCAATTTTTGTTGCAATGTCATCCCAAACAACAATATCGGCTTCTAAGACATTTCTATTAATGAAATCTGCATACTCATTATATTTAGAAATGCTTTCTTTTAAAGCTAATAAATAACTTGGAACGCTGATGAATAAACCTTGACATTTGAAGTTTGATCTCATCCAAATCTTATTAAAATATGATTTTAATATACGAATGCTCCAAGAGGTTTTCCCATTGCCGCAGTTAGATGAATGAATATATAAGTTCAAGCCATCGGCAACGAATTTATCTGCTGACTTCTCAATGTTAGACAGCTTGGTAAACTCTGCTACATCAGTTCCATCAGCATCAGTAAATAATGTCTTATGTTGTCTTAAAGATGGAGTAAGAAGGGAGTTATCGTATAAGCAATCTAAACGATATTTGCGCATGCAAAAATCTTTATCGCAATCGATACCGTTACATCTATCTTTATATGGACAATTTTCTGTCATTTACCTACCTCCTGTAATTAATTATTTTAAGCCTGTACTTCCTTGCCAGCCTTCGCCTCTGCTAGTCTTTTCTGTATAGAATTCAGCTTCAGTAGCATCGACTATTTCAACTGGGTCTGTAGAAATTAAATGTGGAATAAATTGAACAGCTTTTTCGCCACATTTTAATGTTTGATACTCATCAGAAGTATTAATTAAATTGATGTGCCACTCACCTTGATATGAGCAGTCAATGACAGAAGCACCAAAAATAAGTTGTTTTTTAGTTGCAATTCCAGATTTGTTATTAGCAATTAAAGCTAACTCTGGACCAAATTTACTTTTAATGCCTGTTGGAATTATAATTGCCTGATGAGGTGCAATAACTATTTCACCGGACTCAACCGTAAAGTATGAAGTTCTATCTGGGACTTCATTAGCTTCATTTAAGAATAATTTAGGATTCTTGCTAAGTAATGCTTTGCGAAAATCTTCAGTATTCTCAGGAATGTAGAAATCTATGCCTGCATTTTCTTTAACGTCGCGTACAGGGTCTTTGACGACGCGTGTTTTAATAAATTGCATCTACTATTGTCCTTTCGATCATAATATTATACGGTGAATATCTGCTTAAAATGTGTATAAAAATAAAATATCGCCCAATTTTTTGGACGATATTCAACTTAAATATAAATAATGTAGAGGTATCTTTTGAGTATCATTTACAGTATCTTTTAAGTTAAATATCGTTTAATATTTTATCTTAATGCACACTTCTGTGCACATTTAATTTAGCTAATTTATTCTGACTCTTTTGCAGTAATTTCTCTGACGGCGTTCATAATTTTTTCAGCATCTTCATAAGTTTCGATGTTGGCATCATTACCATCAGCGCCTTCTGTTAAGTCAATAGTTTTATGATTTTTTAAAGCTTCTTCTAAAGAGCATTTTCCATCAATAACAGCTTCCGCTTCATCAATATAAAGACCCTTTGCCAAGAGCTCATCAAGTTGTTTGCTGTATTCTTTAATATCTTCCATAGTCAAATCCTCTATTATATTATACAATATTAGCCTCTAGGATTTGCATTAAAATATGCATTTCTTCCTGAATTTCTTTCAGTAGCACTAAGGTTTTTGTCTGTATGAATAAACAAACTTGCAAAAATTATATATCTTGTGCCATCAGCGTCTCTTTTTGTAAAATATAGTGCTCTAATTGGCTTCTTAGATGACGTTTCACCAAGCTTTAGCTCAAAAATTGGGTGATCTACTCCATTAATTTTCTCAGAATTAGCTGCCTTTGGGCGACCAGAAACATCTAATGAGCTAATGACTCTATTAATTTTCTCAACTAATCTAGCTAAATCATAGCTTGACCAAGTTTCTCTGAAGCTATCGAAGGCTCCTGCAAACTCATTTGAGATCAATGGAATGAATAAACCCTTACTTGCATTGATATTTAGGTCAGAAATTGGCATAAAATACTCTTTCCAGCTCTTTTTTGCAAGCTCTTTTGAGCCATTATTTTGCTTTTTTTCTTCTAAATCTGACTCCTGAAGGCTCTCTGTTAAGATAGAAAACCAAGATTTTTGGTCATAAACCTTATCATATAAGCCATCTAATAGGTCAAATGCCTCAGCCATGCTCAATGATTCAACCGGATTTGATTTATAAGCAGCAACTCTTTCACATTGTGCTTTATATTTATCTGATAATCTTGCTTGTTCAATCTTAGCTAAGAATTCATCAGACATATCTTTAATAAAGTCTTTACAAGCCTTTAACGTTGGTAATTTCGTAGCAATTGATAAGCCACTTGCAATATCAGTAATTGTCCAGCCAAAGCTTTTAACATCTGATTGATATGCAAAAAACTCGTCTGTTAATTTAGTGCCAGTAACTTCTTTTAATCCTTCGCTACGTGTATCTATAATATATGTTTTAAGTGCTTCAAAAAATTCCATAAGCGCAAACCTCAAATAATTTAGCAAAAAGAAAAAGAGCTTATTTTTTGCTAAGCTCAATTAAGTTATCAATTACTGACAATCTAGTCAATAATCCGCATCCACCAGGAACTGGGGTTTGAAATGAAACTGGTAATTCTTTATCGCAGTCTCCGGTTAATTTACCATCTTCTTTTACATTGATACCTACATCAACAACGATAGCAGTTGGCTTTAATAGATAATCTGTTGTAAGAGTATGCATATGACCAGTAGCAACAACGATTAAGTCTGCATTTGCTAAATAAAATCTCTTATCAGCATCTAATGTCTTACTATGAAGAACTGTGACATTCATGCTTTCTTTAAGAAGTAGTTGTGCCATTGGTTTTCCAACTATATTAGAACGACCGATGACAACAGCATTCTTGCCTTGAAAAGGATAATTCATATCTTTTAAATAATTATATATTCCAAGTGGAGTGGCTGCAACTGTCTTAGATAATGGATGGAATCCATCAATATCCTTTTCAGGAGCAATAGCTAATTTAATTTTCTCTTCTGAGATATGTTTTGGAAGTGGAAGTTGAACAAGATAACCAGTTAAAGTTTCATCTTTATTTAAGCTATCCATAAGCTCTAAAATATCTTTTTCAGAAACTGTGTCTGGCAAACCAATTAAATCACAAACGATACCAACTTCTTCGCAGTCTTTGATTTTATTCCTAACGTATCTATCACTTGCTGGAATATGACCTAATTGAATAATAGCCATCTTGATATGTTTTCCAGCCAATTCTTGCTTAATTCTTTCTTTTTTATCAGCGACGTATTCTTTAATAATTTGCATACTATCTCCTCTTTTTCTTTATAGCCTCTAACCAGGCGTAGAATTCATTTTGAGCGTCTCTACAATAAATACTATTAGGCGTAGCCATACAAGAACGGCCAGTCCAATATTTACAGAAATCGCACTTAGTTTTTCTTTTTTCCATAATTACATTTTGCATGCAAGTGGTTCTTTTGGTAAACCAGGCATTGTCATGACCGCGCCGGTTAATGGAACGATAAATCCAGCGCCAGCAGATAATCTTACTTCTCTAACAGTAACAGTAAATCCAGTTGGAGCGCCCAATACTGTAGCATCATCAGTTAATGAGTTAGGTGTTTTAGCCATACAAACAGCTAAGCCAGAATAGCCCATCTCCTCATATTTTTTAATTTGTTCAAGAGCCAAGTCTGTATAAACAACCTCACCGGCGCCATAAATATTAT